GCTGCTTCTCACTTTATAAGAATGAACGGCCCAGTAGTAATATCAAGATCTGGTAGTGGATATGCAACACCATTGGGTTCTAACTTTGGAGCTGTAACAGACGGTGAATCCGCATTACAATTATCAGGTAGTTTATACTTAGAAGGTGATATAACAGCATCAGCTGGTCAAAATGCTCTAGGTAATATAAGTGCAAGTGGAACTATAACAGCATCAGGATTTTTAGGAGATGGTTCTGGACTAACAGGTGTAATAGCAGAATGGGATGGTACTCATAATGGTAATGGCGAAATTACTGGTTCTCTAATTATAAGTGGAAGTGGAGATACAAAATTAACAGTAGAAGGAAACATAACAGCCTCAGGTAATATAAGTGCAAGTGGTAATGTAATAGCGGCAGGAGTTCGTCTACCAGGTGCAGGTATAATATCCTTTGATGATTCATTAGACGGAACAGACCAATTTATTAAAGGTGGTGATGAGTATATAACTATTGAAGGTGATGAGGTTATAAAATTAAGAGCAGATGACGAGGTTAGATATCAAGATAATACAGGAAAGGTTTGGGCAACAATAGATCCTAATGATGGTGATATATACACATCAGGCTCTATTACACAAATTACTCACGTAACAGCATCAGGTGATATAAGTTCAAGTGGAAAAATATATTCTACAAATGAAGAAATATTACAAACCAGTTTTAGAGCTAATATGTCTAGTACAAATTATTTTGGACCAAAATCACAAGGACCATATCAGAATGCTTGGACGGATTTGGGAGATGCAACAGCAGTTGCAACATTAAATAAAACAAATTTCAATTCAGGATTTATGGTACCTTATAGCGCAAGTTTAACAGGGTTTTCTTGCGGGTTAGTAAATAAATCAGGAGTAACGAATATAATGTCAATGTCTTTATGGACAGGACAACAAGTAAACGATAGTAATAGTGCCGTTACACTAACACGTCAAGTAACAGGAGCTACATCAACCCCAACATCAGCAAATAGATATTATACAATTGATAAAAGAGATTCAATAGATGTACACGTAGCCCCTCTATCTCATGTATATCCAAGAATAAATTTCCATTCAGCTGATACTGGTAATGTAGATGGAACATTTACTCTTTACTTCAAAAGGATAATAGAATAAAATTATGGCAAATATAAAAACAATAAACGAAATGGTATGGTCAGGAAGTAATGATTCTACTTTCCAAACAGCTTCAGGTTCTTTATGGATAGAAAGTAGTTCTCTATATACTAATGGTCCTTCAGAACATGAAGCATTACAATTAATAAGAAAAAAAATAGATGAACTTGTTGAAGAAGTAAACAACCTTAAAAACACATAATTGATATTTATATAAAATGAATGGATTAAGTAAATATTTAGCAGAACAGATACTTTTTGAAAAAAAGGAGATAAAAAAGGTTGTCGCAATATATCCCGGTCGTTTTCAACCAATGGGTAAACACCATGCCCAAGTGTACAGCCAGATGCAGTCTAAATTTGACGAGGTATGGGTTGCTACAAGTGGTAAAGTGGATTTACCAAAATCTCCATTCACTTTTAGTGAAAAGAAAAAGATAATAAAATCACATGGAATTTCAAAAGTAAAACAGGTAAAAAATCCATATAAGGCAGATGAGATTCTAAAGAAATACGATCAAGAAACAACGGCTGCAGTATACATTGTTGGTAAAAAAGATGCCTCAAGACTTGGTGGCAAGTTTTTCCGTCCTTGGAAAGGTAAGGCTGAAGTAGGATATAAAGATGGAGCATATACATATATAGCTCCACATGTTTCATTAAAGGTTTCTGGATTTGGAGAGATGAGTGGAACAGCTATTCGCAAAGCCTTAGGGGACCAAGAATTAGATAAGAAACAAAAAACTAAATTATTTAAAGGAATTTTTGGAAATACTAAAAACTATGACCTTATAGTAAATAAGCTAGAAAAGTTAAATGAAACCATAGAAGAATTTTGCAAAAATATAAATTTCACAGAACTAATTAAAGAGGCATCATCAGTTTTAAATACACAAGGAGGTCCAGATGCAGATTCAGGACCAAGATATTTCTTTGGAACACAAAAAGCATATAGAAAATCAAATAAAGATTTGGCAGAAAGAATGGGAATGGAAGTTATAGATTATATTTCTGGAGAAGAAGAGTTCTTTAATCATAACACAGCATTTCCATTTGGACCTACAGGCGCAGTATCATATTATCCAGTTGGAGTACCTGGCACTGCAGGCTCCGGAACAGATTATCTAAAGGACAGAGTAGGCCGTAGTGCGTATGATAGATGGAGTCGTTGGGCAAAATATCTTGCACAATCTACCGGTTGGAACTTTATAGATTATCTTGGCGCTGAAATATCAATAAAATCAACCAAAAAAGAACCAAAGAAATTAGATAAAGAACTTAAAAAAGTACAAAAAATTCTTAAAAAACAAAAAAGGCCTAAATTTGATAAGCCACTAGTACTTAAAAAAGATTTGGCTATAAATGCAATAGAGGAAAATTTAGGACAATGGTTAGCCGATCAAATATTATTAAGAGAAGGTGGAGCTTATGGTCACATGGCACATCCGTTTGATGATAGAGATTTAACATTTGGAGATTTCAAACAAATAATAAACCTCTCTTTACAAGGAAATTTAGACCTCGAAAAAGCAGCAACAGAAAAAACAGATGGTCAAAATTTATTTATTACTTGGAACAATGGATTGAAAGCTGCAAGAAATACTGGTGATATTAAAAAAGGTGGAAAAGATGCAAAAGCAATTGCAACAAAATTCAAGGGTAGAGGTAATATTGAAAAAGCTTTTAATTTCGCTATGAAAGATTTATCAAAAGCAATTGGAAGTATAAATGACAAACAAAAGAAACTGATATTTGATGATGGCAATAATTGGGTGAACATGGAAATCATGTTCCCAGCTTCAGCAAATGTAATAACATACGATGCACCACACCTACAGTTTCACAATGTCCTGCAATATAAAGACGGATCGGCGATCGGATCGGTACCCGGCGGTGCTAGAGTACTAGCTGGGATGATAAAGCAAGTAAATGCAAACGTTCAAAAGAATTTTAGTGTAATTGGTCCCAAGATATTAAAGGTTAACCCTCACCAAGATTATTCAGCCAAGAAACCATATTTCATAGGAAAATTAAATAAACTAATGTCTAAATTTGGAATGAAAGATTCAAATACATTTAATGAATACCACCAAGCATATTGGGAAGATTTTGTTGATAAAAAAATAGGAAAAGTTGAAAATAGAATTAAAATGGGATTAGTAAAACGTTGGGCCTTTTTTGACAAATCATTTAGATTAAACAAGAAAACAATATCAGATGAAAAAATTCTTGAAAAGGTAATTAAAATTGATAAGCAAAAACATGAAGCACAAGTAAAAAAGAATATGCTACCATTTGAAAAATTATTTTTTGAACTTGGAGCTGAAGTACTTAAAAATGCTGAAGGTTTCTTAGCCGCAAACCCAGATAAGGCAGCACAAAACATTAGAAAACAGGTTGCAAAAGCTATTGGTGATGTTAGAAAAGGTGGAGACCTTAAAAAATTAAATAAGCTTACGCAACAACTAAATAAAATAAAATCTATAGGTGGATTCAAAACAATTGTACCATCAGAAGGATTAGTCTTCATATATAAAGGAAACACATATAAGTTAACAGGAGCATTTGCGCCCATAAATCAAATTACAGGCATGATGTCATTTTAAGGAGAAAAGGTTATGAAAAAATATATTCCAGAACACAAGGTTAAAAGGATGAGAAATCTTGTCACAAAAAACTTTGGAGAAAAAACAAAGATACAGATAGGATATGGTAAGAATGAAGAAGACCATAAAGAAGGTGATATATGGATCGAAGGCAAAAAGACTTGGACAATAAAAAATGGAATAACTCAAACATTGACAAAATTAGATAATATTAGAAGATTGGTTTATATGCCATTGACATGTCCAAAATGTAATAATAGAGTAATGAAAGGAGACTTAGATAAGCTTTTTTGGAGACTATATGGAGAATGTTCAGATTGCAGAATAATGTACGAAACAAATCTTAAAATTTCAGGAAAATATGGTAATTATGAAAAAGATATAAAAACAAAAAACCTTAAATCTTGGATAAAAGATTTGCACAGTGCAGCCGAAGATTTTATTGAAGAAACAAATAGGAGCGGATATATAACTGAAACAGGAAAGATAGAAGATTGGAGTAAACAAAATAAAAAAGAATTATCTAGTATTATACGAAAAAGGGTAAAAAATATAAAGGAAAACCTAACTAAAAGGTACGAAAACATGAATAAAGAATAATATATCTATATTTATTATATATATTTATACATTTTTTGGACAATATTATGAAATTATCAAGATTAAAAGAAATAATAAATGAAGAATTAGTGTTAATGTTAGAAGCTTCAATATCGCGCAATTTTGTAACAGCGGTAGAGGCACTAAAAGAAATACAGTTAAAACAGCAAACACTAAGAAAGAAATTTGTTTCTGAAAAAAATCCAAAAAAGAAAGAAAAATTTAAGAAAGATTTAATAAAAATACAAAAATTGGTTCAAAAAGCTGAATCAGATTTCAATAGAGCTCTACAAACAGAGCCCATTGAAGGAGAATTTGATTAATGGAGAAAAAGTTATGAGCATACTAACAAATTTATTTTCAGGCGGAGCAGCCGACTTAGTAAAAAGTGTAGGTGGAGTTATAGACAACCTACATACTTCAAAAGAAGAAAAATTAGAAGCTGAACAAAAAATACAACAGCTAATATCAAACCATCAAGCTAAGATGGAACAAAATATAACTGATAGATGGTCAGTAGATATGAAGTCTGATTCATGGTTATCTAAAAACGTAAGGCCTCTAGTACTTATATTTCTAGTTGTATGCACAATGCTGATGATATTCATTGATGCAGGCACAATTCAATTTACAGTTGAAGAAAAATGGACAGATTTATTACAGTTAGTTCTTATTACGGTAATTGGTGCTTATTTCGGCGGAAGAAGTTTAGAAAAAACTAAGAAGTAAATCACACTTAAATCATCTAAAAAATATATTTATATATATGAAGAAGACAAAATCTCTTAAACATATAATAAAGGAAGAATACCTAAAATGTGTGCAAGACCCTATTTATTTTCTTAAAAAATACTGCCAAATCCAGCATCCAACTAGAGGCAGAATTTCATTTAATTTATATACTTTTCAAGAGCGTTGTCTTGAACAATTTGAACAAAAAGACTACAATATTATATTAAAATCTAGACAGTTGGGAATATCAACAATATCGGCTGGATATTCTCTTTGGATGATGCTCTTTCATGAAGATAAGAATGTTTTAGTAATTGCAACAAAACAAGATGTAGCAAAAAACCTTGTGACAAAGGTTAGAGAAATGCATGCCTACTTACCAAGCTGGTTAAAGGGAACAACGGTTGAAGATAATAAACTTTCACTAAGATTCAAGAATGGCTCACAAATAAAAGCAGTTTCTAGTTCTGGAGACGCAGGACGTTCAGAAGCTCTTTCATTGTTAATAATAGATGAAGCAGCATTCATAGATAGAATTGATGAAATATGGGCTTCATCTCAACAAACACTTGCAACTGGTGGTAAAGCAATAGTGTTGTCAACACCAAATGGTATAGGTAATTTCTTTCATAAATCATGGGTAAAAGCAGAAGAAGGACAAAATGATTTTAATACTATTAGATTGCATTGGAGCATGCATCCAGAAAGAGATAAGGCATGGAGAGACTCACAAGATGAACTATTAGGACCAAGACTTGCTGCTCAAGAATGTGATTGCGATTTTATATCTTCTGGCCATAGCGTTATAGACCCATCAATAATTGAATGGTATAAACAAACCCACATGAAAGACCCAATTGAACAGAGAGGATTTGACGGAAATTATTGGATTTGGGAACCTTGCGATTACAGTAGAACATATATGGTAGTAGCTGATGTCGCCAGAGGAGATGGCGCTGACTTTTCAGCATTTCATGTAATAGATATAGAAACAATCACCCAAGTCGCAGAATATAGGGGCCAATTAACCCCAAAAGATTTTGGAAATATGTTGGTTGGTGTTGCAACAGAATATAATGACGCTTTATTGATAATAGAAAATGCAAGTGTTGGTTTTGGAGCAATCCAAAGTGCAATAGACAGAGACTATAAAAACCTATATTACACGTATAGACAAGAAGGTGTAGTGGATGCAACTACCCAATTAACAAAAGGATATGACTTAAAAGATAAAGGACAAATGACTCCAGGATTTACAACATCTTCGAAAACAAGACCACTTTTAATATCTAAACTTGATATTTATTTAAGAGAAAAAGACTGTATAGTACATTCAAAAAGATTGCTAGAGGAATTAAGAGTCTTTATTTGGAATGGTAGCAAGGCAGAAGCACAACGAGGATATAATGATGACCTTGTCATGTCTTTTAGCATAGGAATGTGGGTAAGAGATACAGCATTAAAATTAAGACAACAAGGCATAGAATTAGATAAGCTTGCCATAAATAAAATTGGAAAAACACAAGACATATACACAAGCCACCCAGAAGGCAACCAATGGAAAATGAAAATCGGTAATATAGATGAAGATTTGACTTGGTTAATAAAATAGGTTATAGAGGAAAAAATTATGGCAGATAAAACATTTTTTGGAAGATTAAAAAAATTATTTTCAACAACAACAGTAGTTAGAAAGATTGGTGATAAGGGACTAAGGGTTGTAGATACAGCTAGACTACAGTCATCAGGTAATTTGGCATCAAATTCATTGGTTGACAGATACAATAGAATTCATATGTCAAAAACAAGCGGTGCATATAATCCTTCAACAGCATTTGCACAGCTAAGATTAGACCTATTTACAGATTATGAGTCAATGGATTCAGATTCTATAATTAGTTCAGCGCTAGATATATATTCAGATGAATCAACAATGAAGAATGAGTATGGCGATGTATTACAGATAAATAGCAGCAATCAAGAAATACAAGATGTTCTTTATAACCTTTATTATGATGTATTAAATGTTGAATTTAATCTATGGCCATGGATTAGAAACATGTGTAAGTATGGAGATTTTTATCTTAAGTTAGACATATTAGAAAAGGTTGGAGTAACAAACTGCGAACCATTATCTGCATATGAAGTAATGAGAGAAGAAGGTCTAGATCCAGACAGACCCGAATACGTAAGATTTTTGCATGACCCATCATTTGCAGGAGCAAATGCATCAACCGTAAATATGTCCTCAACTGCTAAAACATATTATGAAAATTATGAAATTGCTCACTTTAGGATGTTGAATGACACAAATTGGTTGCCATACGGAAAATCAATAGTTGAACCTGCAAGAAAAACATGGAAACAATTAACTCTTATGGAAGATGCTATGATGATTCATAGAATTATGAGAGCTCCATCAAAGAGAGTATTTAATATTGATATAGGAAATATACCGCCTGCAGAAGTTGATACATACATGCAACAAGTAATAAATAGAATGAAGAAGACTCCATATATGGACCAAAACACTGGAGACTATAATTTGAAATTTAACCTTCAAAATATGCTAGAAGATTTTTACTTACCAACTAGGGGCGGAAATAGTGGAACAAGCATAACTGACTTGGGAGGATTAGAGTGGACCGGAACAGATGATGTTGAATACCTAAAAAATAGAATGATGGCTGCTTTGAGAATACCTAAAGCATTTTTAGGATATGAAGAAGGAGTTGAAGGTAAAGCCACCCTTGCGGCATTGGATGTAAGATTTGCTAGAACAATTGAAAGAATACAGAGAATATTTGTATCTGAGCTTGTAAAAATAGGGCTAGTACACCTTTATTCACAAGGATATAAAGATGAACAATTAGTTGATTTTAGCTTAGCACTAACCAACCCATCAACAATATATGAACAGGAAAAAGTTGAATTATGGAGTTCTAAAATGAATCTGGCAGACACAGTAAGGCAAAATCAAATGCTATCTGAAGATTGGATATATGAAAATATATTTAATTTATCAGCAAAAGAGGTTGAAACAGAAAAAGCAAAGGTTGTAGAAGATACAAAACAAAAGTTCAGAAAAAGTAGTATAGAAAATGAAGGCACAGACCCAGCTGCAGAGGTTCAAACTGAATCAAAGAAAAAAAATAGACAAAGGCTTAGAGCAGCCAATGATACTAGAAAAACTAGGGATGGGGAATCAGATAAAGGTGTTGGCAGACCAAAGGAAAACAATTATTATGGTACAGACAATGGTGCAAGAGGAAGAGACCCATTAGGAAATGAGAAAAGGAAAAGAGATGTAAAGAACAGGGATAGGTCTATAAAGCACAAATATAATAATAATAGTCCATTGGCAAGAGAAATAGCCAATTCTATGAATCTTTTTAAGAATAAAAAATCAATACTTAAGGAAAAAACAGAAGGAATGATGGATGAGTCTAATTTAATAGATAAGGACTTAACATAAGAAAGATTTCTATATATTTATATATGAATATAAGTGTAGCAATCAAGACGGGATAATATATATGGCCAAAAAAATAAAGCATTCAAAAATAAAAAATACGGGTGTGTTATTTGAATTGCTGGTTAGACAAATGACTAGTGATACCTTAGCAGGTTCAGAAAATTCTCCAGCATTAAAAATAATAAAAGAATTTTTTGGTAAAAATACAACCATAAAAAAAGAATTATCATTATATAATTCCTTACTGAAAGAAAAATTTCAGACAAAGGATAGATGTGAAAGATTTATTGGCGCTGTTTTAACTGAAAGGTCAAAGCTATCAAATTCAACGATAAAAAGGCAAAAATATAATATAATAAAGGAAATACAAAAAAAATACGATTTAAGTGAATTTTTTAGGACTAAGATTTCCAATTATAAGGTTAATGCCTCAATATATAAGCTTTTTGAAGCGCATACAAATAAGGGAATAAATAACCCAAAAGAGGTAATATTTAGTAGAGATACAGTATTAGAACATGTATCTAAAAGACTTAAAAAAAATAGTGGCGAAAAACTAATTAAAGAATATTCCAAACAGGATAAATCTATAAGACTACTTGGATATAAAATTTTATTAGAAAAATTTAATTCCAAATATGGAAAAGATTTGAATTTAAAACAGGTAGGACTGCTAAAACAGTATATAAATAATATTTCAGACACTAAAAGTCTTGTGGAATATGTTAATAAAGAAGCAAAATCTTCAAGAGCAAATATATTAACTTTTGCAAATAGAATAAATGATAGGATAACTTCAATAAAACTTAAAGAAGTTTCAAATCAATTAAAAAGGATAGAAAAAGCAAAAACAATTAAAGAATCATATTTAACAACCATGATGAATGTTTTTGAACTAGTGGAGGAGTGTAAGAAGTGTCAATAAGTGAAAGATTAAATAAAATTATTGATGAGATACTTGAAGAAGAAGATTTGGATGAAGCTTCTACAACAAGTAATGTGGCTGGATATCAAACACCAAAAGCTTTTTCTGGAAAACGCAAAGTGGATGATGATAAAGAAGAAGAAAATGCAACAAATAGTACCGGATATAAAATAGTAAAAGAAATGTATAACCAAAATTATAAATCTTTTAAGACGGATGAAACAAAAAATTCTAAACAAAAAGTTAATGGAGCCATAAGGGAAATAAATAGAAGACTTTTTGAAATAGAAAGAATAATTGGAAGGGCATCAAAACTAAAACAAGAAGCAGGAGTTTCATCTGATAAATATTGGAAATCAACCCGGCCAAGGATGACAAAAATAGCTGAAAGATTATTAAAAGTATCACATAAATTAAGAGAAATGGCTTCGTAAACAACAACAGGGGAAAAACAATGGCAAAATTCGTTAGACAGAGCGTTTATGGTTGGCAACAATACAGAAACGACATTAAGAAAAAGAAACATGTATTTGAGGGAAAAGAATACACTGGATGGGATTTACCCATGCACGAACAGATAAGGCTGTATAGGATAGCGGAAGCAAGAATAGTTGAAGTAGCAAACTTCGCAAACTTTGCTGACACCCCTCCAGCCTCTCCGGCAGCAGCAGGTGGACGTTCACTATACAAAAAATCAAAACCAAACATTACGAGTTCATGGAACTTTCAATTTGCTACCGCAAGTGTAGCTGGAATGACTGGCTCTGTAGCTGGAAATACATCTGCTAGAACAGGAGGACTTAGTGGTCACTATATTGACCTAAGTACTGGATGGCTACACGAAAAATTTGGAAATAAACGATTTAGACTTTCTTTTGAGTCTTCTTCTGCAGGAGTGGATCGTGGTACCATTTCAGCAGGAACAACGGCGGCAAATATTGGAGGGCCAATACGATACGAAATGACAGGTGCGCTGGATCTTACATCACAATTTGCAGCTGCCCATCCCAGAAATTATGATTCAACTGGTTCATTATGTAAGATTTTAATGCAAGCTGTAAATAATAATACAGTACCAGGAGGAGCAACTGGTGATGGAACAGCTATGAGCACGTATTTTACGGCCAGTGTTGACAGTGGTAGTACTGGAGCAGTATTACACATAATGACAAGACACGCAGGAGCTATCGCTGAGGCAACAACAAGTATGATTTCTACTACCGCATCAGTTACAAGAGTGCATAAGGGATTGGATACTTTATGTGGACCAGACGGAGCAACATGGTCTACTCAAACATTCGGTGCTGAAGGCTATCAAAATGTTGTAAGAATTAAAGCGTAAGGGATAATATGTCAAAAAGCTTACTCATAGATTACACTCCCTTTGAGGTTTCCCCTCAAATGATTACCGAATCTGAAGCCAAAAATAATGGCAGGATACTGGTGACTGGTTGTCTTCAAAGGGCAGATGCAAAAAATCAAAACGGTAGAATATACCCAAAAGATATACTAATGAGAGAAGTAAAATCTTACAAAAAGGTTCAAATAACAGAAAGCAGGGCTCTTGGAGAACTGGACCATCCAGAATCAAGTGTGGTTAACCTACAAAATGTATCTCATAACGTTAAGGACGTATGGTGGGATGGAGATAATGTAATGGGAAAAATAGAGGTACTTCCAACCCCGGCCGGAAACATACTTAGAGAGTTATTGAAGTGTGGAATAAAGCTTGGAATTAGTTCTAGAGGTCTTGGTAGTGTAGAAGAGCTTTATGAAGAAGGAGATAGCACGGTAAAGGTAAAAGATGATTTTGAGTTGATATGCTGGGATTTCGTAAGCAATCCTTCAACACAAGGAGCCTTTATGGCGCCTTCAAATATGAATGAAAGTGTAAATAAAGCTTCAATTAGGCATAACAAGTACAATAAAATAAATAGCTTAATTTCAGATATTCTTTGCGAGATGACAGGCCGATGCAGAATAACAGCGCCAGCAAAGAAATCTTGTAGTTGTGGAGAAAAATAATGGCAGGACTAGTAACAGATGAATTAAATAAATTTGGACCATTCGGAAGATATAATGGAGTACTTAAGGTAGTAGTAAACGGCTCTCATGATTTTAGTTCGGGCTCATTAGGCGCGGCTGCTTTCATAGTTTCTGGCTCATCATTGGCAGGTAGAGTTAACTGTGCAGCCGGTGGAGCTATAGAAGTAGGCCCTCTTTCAACAGGTGTAGTCTATGAAATGGGAGTAGCATCTGCAGTAAGTGATAACGCAACAACATCTATTCTAGTATTAAGGAGATAATAATATGGCAATAAAATTAAAAAAAATAATTTCTGAATCAAAATTAACTCCTGAACAAAAACAGGCATTTGTAGAAGCTGTTTCAAGGTTCAATGAGTACGGAAAGAGCATTTATAGAGAAAATAACTTAAAAGATATCGTTGAAGCAATTAACAGACTTTCCGCAGGTGCAGGAAATTATATTATGGCAGAAACTGAAGATTGGTTTGATGGTGTGACAGTTAAAAGAGATGTTAAAGAAATAAATAAATCTTCAACTTTATTTGAAAAGACTGCTCTTGAGATGGAAAGACTACAACAACGATTAGAATCTCTTTATGAAGACCTCGGAGGAAAACTTGGTAGATATTACGACCTATCAGAAGCAGTTGACCATATAGACGATAAAGAAGCTGCTCAAGATTTTGATGACTTAGAGGATAAAGATGTAGATAATGATGGTGATACAGATGATAGTGATGAGTATCTACATAAAAGACAAGGTACGATTGCACAAAAAACAGAAGGTATGTCTCCTAAGGTTGGCGGTCCAATGGGACAGAGATGGGGAATAACCACAGGTAAAAAGGGTGATGCTCCAATTTGGAGGAGATGGTAATGAAAAAATCAGAATTACGAATATTGATACGCGAATCAATCAAACGGGTTTTGAATAAGAAAAATCTTTTAACAGAAAAATTTGCATCTAAAACTGCTGGAAAATTATACAGCAAATTAAAGAAGGATTCAAACGATAAACTGTTTTTTGCAGGTATGGCTAAAACACATGACATAGACTGGGCAAATGCTCCTGAAAGTGCTTTTGGAAAAGGACCAGACCCAAAACTAATAAACTTTTTCTTTGTAAATAAACAACAAAGGAACCCATTTGCAGGATATAATGATTGGGACGTAACAATATACCCAGGACTTATTGGTGTAACGAGAGGAAAAGAAAAATTACATGTTGTAGGTGGTAGATGGAATATGGAAAAACTTGGCGTTAAAGGTGAAAAAAGTACAAGAGGAGGCTATAGTGGTAGAGGCGATAGAGATGCAATGGGCCAAGCGCTTAAAAATCTACATAACTACAAAAGATTTGCAGAAGTCGCAGACGAGGTAATTACTATAGACACTAACCAAATTCCATCATCAACAGAATTAAAAGCACAAAGAAAGGCTGCAAAACAAGGTGCAACTGCACTTATGGCAGCAAAACAAATGGCCAGCGATAACATTTCAAGATATGAGAAAGCACTAAGCGATAGACTAGCAGATTCAAGTCCAGGCGACCAAATAATTAAAATTGTAGATGCTGTGACAAAGATGTATAAAGAAACTATTGACAATCAAGTAGCCATGTTAAAGAAGAAAAAAGTTTCTGCTGGCTGGAATGATTCAGCTACATATATCCAAAGAGCATATAGAGATATAATGCAAGATTTTGAATATTATTTAAGAGACGAAAATTCTGCAGTTAAAGGTGCTAAAGCAGATAAGAAAAATAAGTTAAAGGCTGGTGATAAAGAAGCTTGGAGTGAAGAAAAATACTACAAAAAATCTATGATTAAATATGCAAGAAAGATTCAAAAAGAGTATAAATCTCTTAAAAATGCTCTTACTAAGGTAGATAAAAGTAAAGAGTGGAGAGATGTTTAATAAGGTGAAAATATCACAAAAGTGAAATTAAGTGACATATATTTTTATATGTCATTTTTTTTTATTATATTATAATATATTAACGTTAAACTAAAAAAATATTATGCAAAAAGATTTTAGAAATAGAAACGATTCAAATCGTGGAGATTACAAAAAAAGACCCTTTAGAGCCAAGAGACATAGAAGAGAGGAGTTCTTTCTTCCAGGTAATGGTCTTGGGGTAAAGGTACCAGATGGTGAACAAATGACGCTTGAAAAAGCCTTAAAGTATTTCAAGAGACAGCTAAAAGATTCAGAGAAAATGTTTATCTTAAAACAGCGAAAGTACTATGAAAAACCATCAGCCAAAAGAAAAAGGGTGTTGGATGAAGCAAAAAGAACACAGTGGACTGTTAACAAACAGCAAGAAAGAGCTGATAAATACATCTGGACAGCCATAATAAATGGTAAAGCTCAATAAACTTAAATAATTTAATAGAAAGGGAACATTTTTTGTTCCCTTTTTTTATTTTTCGTATATTTGTATATATTTATATTAGATTACAACCAAAAAACACTCTATCATTCTATATAGAGTAAACGGTTTTAAAAATTATCTATTAAGATTCCCAATAATCTTATTTCCAAATTAANTATTATAAGGAGAAAAATTATGTCAAAAAGCAANTTGCTTAAGGAAGCNATNGCTGATGCAAAAGCNGTNAGAGAAACNGCAATNGCAAATGCTAANTTAGCCCTTGAAGAAGCTTTCACTCCAAAGCTACAATCTATGCTTTCTCGTAAAATTGAGGAAGAAATGGAAGACGATGAAGAGGATATTGAAGAACAAACTGATTCATCTAATGTTGGCGCTGGAGACAACGTTGTAAACCAAGCAAGCGGTGACGACGAAGAAAAGGCAGAAACAGACAAATCATCAGATACTCCTGGTACTGAAGGCGACGAAGATACAGTCGTTGATAAGCTAACAGAAGACGAAGATGAAGACTATGAAGACGTTCCAACTGAAGGAACATACGGCGAAGATGAAGAATTAGAAGATGAACCAGTTACTACTGAGGAAGAAGATTCAGAATTGGATGCTGAGCTTGCAGAAATTATCAGAGAATTAGAAGCAGATGAAGAAGAAGTAGCAGTTGAAGATGAAGAATTAGAAGACGAACCTGTTGCAGCTGAACATGGAGATGAAGAAGAAGTTGCAATTGAAGATGAAGAATTAGAAGATGAACCAGTAGCCACCGAAGACGAAGATGAAGAACTCGATCTTGATGAGATTATTAAGTCATTAAGAGAAGACGATGACGACGACGATGACGATGATGACGAAGTTACTGAATCTGAAGATGGTATGGAAGGTGAATCTGAAAAACTATCTGATTTAACAGAAGCTCTTAAAGCGGCTTATAGAACAATTAGGTCTCTAAAAGGAACAATCAACGAGGTTAATCTTTTGAATGGTAAGCTTTTATACTCTAACAAATTATTCCGTTCTCATAACTTGACTGAAGGTCAAAAAATGAGAGTGATTGAAACATTTGATAGGGCTGCTAACATAAGAGAAGTTAAATTAGTATTTACTACATTAGCTGAATCTTTAAGTACTGGAGCAACCAGAAAATCACCAATTAGAGAAGCGCTTGCTTCTAAAGCAACAAGAACGACAAAACCTAAAGGGGTGATAATTGAATCAAATCAATTCACAAACAGAATGAAAAAATTAGCAGGATTGCTATAATTTAGAAAATTAAAGGAGATTAAAAAATGTCAAAAATTTCAAATTTATTAAATGGTGCAGGCGCTGCTCACCAACGTCAGTTGGATGAAACCAGAGGCCTAGTATCTAAATGGCAAAAGACAGGTCTTCTAGAGGGAATCGATCAAGAGTATGACAAAAGCGGAATGGCAGTCCTTTTAGAAAATCAAGCTCGTCAGTTAATAGACGAGGCGTCTAACACGTCAACTGGTACAGCATCAAAAGAACAATGGTCGGGTGTTGCCCTTCCATTAGTACGTAGGGTCTTCGGTGAAATAGCCGCAAAAGACTTTGTAAGCGTACAACCGATGAACTTACCATCAGGTCTAGTGTTTTTCTTAGACTTTAAGTATGGTACAGATTCAGACTCAAATGTTGGCGGCGCTTTTGCTGGTGACATAATGGGTAATACTTCAGCATCTAACAAAGATCCACAAGGTGGCCTTTACGGTAACTCACCTGCAGGTGGTGGTAGAGCTGGATATACTACTAAAACTAGAGTAATTTCAGTTGCTGCAACCTCAGCCTCAGCTACATGGAAAGACGTTGGCTTCGCGGCTAACCTTTCTGAATCAGTTGCAGCAAGTAAAGTTGTAAAACTTAGCTGTCCAAAAGCTCTAATAACTGATGGTACATTCACAATCGACTCTGATGCAGTAAGAGGTGCTTATGTTACTGGTTCAAGTTTAACAGCAGCTGAGAACTTGAATGCTTATCATACATATGACGCGACGACTCTGTCTGCATCATTCTTTGTAACGGCTTCTAGTGCAACAGAAATGGGCAGTACAGCCGGTGTATCTGTTCACTTCCAAGGAGCTACAACAGAAGCTCTAAGAAACGACTTTGAAATGGTAGGTACAGCTGTTGATTCTACTTTAGCAGCTCAAGATATCGCTATTCCACAGATCGATGTTCAATTGAGAAGTGAAGCGATTGTTGCTAAAACACGTAAGTTGAAAGCAGCTTGGTCGCCTGAGTTCGCTCAAGACTTGAATGCTTATCACTCTATCGATGCTGAAGCTGAATTAACTTCTATGCTTTCTGAATATATCTCTATGGAGATTGACTTAGAAATCTTAGACATGTTAATCCAAAACGCTAACACAACTGATTACTGGTCAGCTGCACTTGGCGAAGTGTACGATGGTTCAAGCACATTCTTAAGCCCAACAGCTGCAGAAGCTTACACTCAGTTTACTTGGTTCCAAACACTTGGTACTAAGATTCAGAAAGTTTCTAACAAGATTCACCAAAAAACTCTTAGAGGAGGTGCAAACTTCTTAGTGACTTCACCTGAAGTTGCAACTATTCTAGAATCTATTCCAGGATACGCTGCAGATACTGATGGAAATGCACAACAATTTGCAATGGGAGTTCAAAAGGTTGGATCCTTAAACTCTAGATTTACTGTTTACAAAAATCCTTACATGAAAGAATCTACTATCTTGTTAGGATTTAGAGGAACACAGTTCTTGGAAACTGGAGCGGTTTACGCACCATACATTCCATTGATTATGACACCTCTAGTGTACGACCCAACGAACTTTACACCACGTAAAGGGGTAATGACTCGATACGCTAAGAAAATGGTACGTCCAGAATTCTATGGTAAAATCCACATTGCTGGATTAAATAGAATATAATACTTATTTAGTATTTATATATTGATTAAAAGAGAGGCTAAGTAATTAGCCTCTTTTTTTATACTTCATTATATTTATTAGTGTAGAAGAATGTTTAGTAGAAATTATTGATATTTATTAATATAATTAAAGAATATAAAAGACGGGGATTTTTATGGCAAGCACAATAACATCAGCGACACTAACAGTAACCTTAACTGAAAAGATTGAATTAAATGGAACAAATCACGGGTCTATTAATACAAAAACCTTTGATTCTATAAACGAAATATCAAAAAGAATTGTAACTGTTACAACTGCCGAATCTGTAATAGCTACATTTAGTGCAGCTGTTGCTTCGGCTGGACACTATGTCGCAGCTGATGTAAGATATATACGATTTACTAATTTAGATGATTCAAATTTTGTTACATTAACATTTAGGAATCAAGATAATGATGAGGCAGCTATTAAACTTGATGCAGGACAATCTTTTATATGGAATGGTGATAATGCTAATGGTATGACGGCTGTTATGAATGCAACTCAAGATGCTGACGCTGCTTCTAGTACAAACTTTGGAAGTTTAACAAATATTCAAGCTGATGCTGACACTGCTGCATGTGATATGGAAATGGTTATAGCTTCGGTGTGAGCTTTTAATATGGTTAAATGGGTTAATTTTGATACATCAGTAGCAGCAACAGCAACAATAACCATT